CCATTAGGTAATAAATTAATATTGCCATTAGATACTGATACAATATCATTACCATTAACATCTAAGTCTCCACCTAATTGTGGTGTAGAATCTTCTGCTACATTTGATATAGCACCTGATGTTGCAAGTCCCGATACAACTGTGCTTCTAGCGACTTTCTTTAATCCTCCACCTGAAGTATCTACTGCTAAGAATACGTCATCATTTGCTATTGTAGATATTTCTGATAAAGATCCTACAGCTACAGAATTAAAGTTTGTACCATCTGCAATTAAAAGATTACCTGCAGTATTTGTAGCCATAGTGATATCATCACCTAATACTGTTAAGTCTCCTGATATTGTTAAATTTCTAAGACCTGTTAAATCTTTATTAGAGTCTACAATAACTGCTTTTGATGCAGATACTGTTCCTGCTGTAATACCATCAACTAAATTTAATTCATCTGTAGTAGATGTTACACCATCTAATAAATTAAGTTCTGCTGTTGACGCTGTAACGCCATCTAGTATATTTAGTTCAGCTGCTGTTGATGTAACTGCTGTGCCATTTAAATTAAGAGCATCTATATATGCAGTGCCATCAATATATAAATCTTTCCATTCTTTACTTGATGATCCTAAGTCATGTGTGTCATCATCATCAGGTATGATATCAGAATCTACTTCTCCACCAAAAACGATATTATCTGTATTAGCATCACCAAGAGTTAAAGTACCACCATTAAATGTTGTAGTGCCTGTAACTGTTAGATTACCACCTATACCTAAGTTGCCTGATATATCTGCATTACCATTAATATCTATTGTAGTGGCTGCAATCTGTATTTCTGTATCTGCTACTAAATCTAATTGTCCATCCGTGGATGAATTGATATATATTGCAGTATCTCTAAACTGTAATTTTTCTGTGCTTGCTACAAGAATATCATCTGAGAACTCAAAGTAATCCTCATCTTCCATCCATTTTAGTACACCATCACTAGTCTCACCATCAAAGGTAATCGTAATATCTGTTCCTGCTGTGCCTGCACCAAAGGTTAGGGTGTTACCTAATAACTTTGTTATCGGACCACCTTCTGCATCAGTGCCGTCATGCGTATGACCTGTACCAGAAGCAAAGGCTGCTAGTAATTGATCAAACTCATTATTAAAATGAGAAGCTTCAATAACTGAACCATCTGCGATGCTACTGCTACTTTGTCTTGTATAGGTTGCCCCCATTATCTCCTTCCTCCATTAACATATTCTAATTCAAATCCTCGTAATGATAACGCTTGTTTTGAACTTTGATCTTCTAATTTAAATGCTACCACAAACCCTGATCCTTCTACTGATACTCTTTCCAAAGGAAATCCTGAAGATCCATAAGCTGATGTTCCATATAAACCGCTGTTGTAAAATGCGGCCACTTGTGCTGACGAAAATGAATAAGAGTCAGGCTGTGGTGTGTTTGTGTCATCAAAGTTATATCGTAATCTAAATGTTTGATTTGTTGTATCTATTGCCTCATTAACTTTATAGTTTACTAATGCTCTTTGCATACTTTTTCGTATGCCAGGATCTCCTAGAGGCATATCAGGAGATCTATAAAATCCTCTTATTGTTTCTGTTTCAGATGCCCTAGTAAATACACCACCTGATTCTTGTTTATAAACATAACCGTCATACCCACCATGAATTATAGTTTCTACATCTTCTATAAAAAATGAATCGGTAGAGGAAGGTTTTAATCCTTTTATATCTGCGTACTCAAATCCTAATGTTCCTGTTTCTGGATTTGCTTTTAACACTGCTGTAATACCTTTTGCTAGTATCTCTGTTTGTGCTGTTGTAGGAAAAAATAATCTATATTGAGACTTACTTCTAATTATAGTTGATGTTATATTATCAGTCCCTATATCTGCTATTCTATCTTGTATTTGTTTTGACACAGTACCTAATTCTACGTCACCAATTCTTTCTGTACCTGCAATAGTTCTTAAGCCATCAGGGGCTAGATATATTAAGTCACCACCAAGTTCTTGAATACTTTTACCATCAACACATCCTATTTTTCTAGTAACAGGTACTACGACAAAATCAGAACTTGATGATCCTGCTATTTTAAATATTCTGTCTTCTCCAAATATAAATAATTCTTCACGGAAAACTTTTAATCCAACTATAGTTGTATCTACTTTTATTGTGCCTGCACCTGTGTTAAAATCATCTTCAGTAAAAGGTCCTGAGAACTGTACTGTTGATATAGCATTTGACATGCCTGCATAAAACATATGATTTTTAAAAGATGCTACAAACTTAGGATTAGTGGGTGCTGTTCCACCATCTGTTGCATTTATCACATCTACATTAAAACTACTATCAATACTAAAAGCTGCATCTCCGCCTGTGGCTATCATTATTTTTTCAGTTCCGTTATAATTGTACCTTTCAAAATCATAACGATTAGATGTACTTTTGCCTGTAACTATAGATGTCCAACTACCTGATGTGCCTGCACGAGATACAGTACCGCCTCGAGCTGCTAGGACTACATCATTAAATATAGCAACCATATCTACAATTTCACTTGATGATGAAACTTGAGGTACTATATTTGTATTGTATTTTGTAGTGCCTAGTATTTTTTTATATCCGCCTGCTATATCAGGTTCAAAATTTGTTAATTGTAAAGCTTCTCCAGGTCTCATAGAGAATACATCTTTATTTAAAACTAGACCTCCGAAACAACTTACAACTGTAGGTGCAATTTGAGATGTATTTGGCATTACATTATACCTTTGCCATAGTATCTTAGGTTAACTCTTTCATCACGCATATATTCCTGTTTAGTAACTAAATCCGATCTTAATCTTTTCATACCGTCTTTAAATTCTTTTTGTGCAATCATTGCATGTTCAGGATCAGATCTAAGATTATATGCATAGTATCTTGCTCTTGTAACTATTAAATCAGCATACCTATCATCTAAATCAGGAGTATCTCCATGAGCAGATAACTCACTATGCTCTTTAAAGTATTCGTATATAATAGAATAGTCGCTTCTATCAGGAACAGGGGATAATCCTAATTTACCACTTTGTGTTTTATACACATGTTTAGGCTCACCTTGTGCTGAACTTAAATTAGTTTTATCTCTTTCTGCATATTGCCTAATATAATCATCATATGATATATAACGTAATCTTTTAGGGCTTATATTTCTAGATACTCTTACATAGTCTACATCGATATTAGTAGCTGTACTAGTGTTATTTAAAGTTATAAATGTTGTCTGTGCAGTTGCTGTAAAAGTTGTATCTAATACTTCACCCTCACCAAAATCTGTTACAGTCAATGTTGTATTTAAATTTTGAGTACCTTCTGCTGCAGTCCCTACTTGTACTTTAAGTGCTTGTCCTGTACTGTTAGAATCAAATGCCCTTACTTGTAATCTGTATTCTGTATTTACTCTACTGCTAAATGATTGATGAGCTGCAAAATCATTCAGTCTTAATCTACCATTACCACCGCTGTTATATGCTGCACTACCTGCTCCAGCTATTGTTGTCCAACTATTTATATTAGATGTAAACTCACCATTAGTGATTAATTCTTTTGGTTTTAAATAAATTGTATCCCAATCTATTTTACGCCATTGCAAATCTCCTGATTGTGGAGAATCTGCAGTAGGTAGTTCGTATTCTCTTTGTCCTGCATTTGTGTCTTGAAAAGTTTCTTTATGTAGGCTAGGAAGTTCTTCTACTTCATTATAAATATCATGCAACGCTCTGTTAACAAAGTTTTTAACTGATGTTTGAACACCTCTACTACTAGAAAAATTTGCAGAAGTAAGTTCTACTTCATTCAAATCATTTAAAACTCTATTTGCTAATGTTAAATATGTTGCCATTATTTAATAAATACTATTGCCTCCAATTTATTTTCTTTCATGTTAAAAAGGGGGAGTTATACTCCCCCCTATTATGTATTATTATGATGAGTTAGAAGCAGTTTCGTCTGAACCGCTAATATCACACATTAATGCCCATACTCTGATTTTACCAGATGTATCTTGTGCTCCAAGCACTTTTACATCAATAGTATCAGCAGAGCCATAAACATGACCAATGTTTGATGCATTGATTACGATAGCACCGTTTCCTGTAGATGTAGAATCTAATCCGTCTACATACTTATCTACATCATTTGCATCTCCTAAATCTAGTGTAACACCAGAAGCAGAAGCAGTTAGCACTTCGATTCCTGCATTGATAACTAAAGTCTCAGCAGGTACATTTAACATTTGTACTATGTCGTTAGCCGCAGGGTCAAACAGTGAAAAATCAACTGTATTTTCTACCCAATAAGGCTTCCTTCTAGTAGAAGGATGTCCTGCAGTACTACCCGTAACTTTACTATGAGTTGCCATTGTATTTCCTCCTATTAATCAATTAATAAATGTCTAACCATAAGTGCTTCTGAACGAAGTACCTTTCTGCCAAACACATGCAAGCCTCTTACTATATCAGCAAATGAGTCAGGGTCTCTTACTACTTCTGTTTTTGCAATTGCATTAGCAGTAGCAGTTGAAGACATGTGACCAAATAATACTTTAAAGTAATTTGCTGTTGAAGAAGCCGCAAAGTTGTTAGTCATATAACATCTAAATCCCTGAATGATGCCATCCATTACTCTACCATTTCGTAGAGGTGATGCTGCGTCTCCAGTGACAGATGCGTCTAGTAGTTTTGATGATGAACTTGCTAATGCCTCATAGAACTCAGGGCTTGCTAGAAACCATCTGTTTTCAAAAGGCACATCATTTCCGTGTAATCTCTTGGACGCATTCGCCATGATTTCCAACGGATCTGTTTCGGATGAACCAAAACCAGTATCTGTACCTGAACCATCTGAACCGATAGTTGTTCCAGCACCTGATACCATTGCTGCTATAACATTTTCATCGTAAGAATCTTTTAGAGCATATGCTCCAGAAGATGTCGCCAAAGCTTCGAAGTTCACATGGGATTGTCTTTCTTCGATATCGTCAACTTTAAATGCAAACGCATTAGCTTGATCTACAGTAAGCTGTAGCTGATCATCAGCCAAATTTTGGATGTTGATCTGTCCACCTCTTGTGTATGAACTTACGCTAATTGTTGGCTCTTTAATAATGTTAACAGTATCTCCAAAGGCTTCAATCTCACCTGCATAGTCAGTATTAGTAATGTCTTCTACGACTGATGCGGTTCTAAAGAACTTCTGGACTTTTTGGCTATAGATAATAGGTAAAAAATTACCTGAAGGTAGGTTATCGTAACCTGCCGATTTTGATATTGCCATAATAATCCTCCTATAAGATTGTTAAAGATTAGCCATTAACTATTCTACCTTCTTTTCTAGCAAGATCTATTTCCTTCTCATATTTTTCAAACTGAGCAGGTTTCATTTTACTAATCTCACTCACCTTCCAAACTTTCTTAGTACTAGCGTCTACATCTTTTTTACTTGTAGAGGTTACTGACTTAGATGCTTCTAATTTAGAATTAGTTTTTTGCTTGGTAATATTCTTATCTGATTTGTATAAGTCTATTGCCCTAGCTGCTAATCTAGCATTAGTAGTATTACTATATAACCACCCTTTAATAACTTCATCTTGTTGTTCTACCCACTTATGAAAGTCTTCACTTTTTCTAAGATCTTGGTAGTCAGGATGTAGTTTAGCTAATTCGACTTCTGCCTTTTCTTGTTTGACTGCTATTTGTTCAGTCTCCAAAGTTTTTAATTCGGCTTCTACCTTTTTAGCTTTTTCTTCCGCTTTGGTATAAGCAATGGTTTCAATAATATCATAAACATCTGGATACTTTTGTCTCCATGCATCTACCTCATCTTTAGTTTTAGGTAAGTTAATTTTGTCAGCATTCTCTTTTATCTGAGATTTTAGTGACTCAAGTTCTTCTTTGTGTTTTACTAAAGTAGAATCGTAATGTCGTTTAAGATCATCGTATCGTTTCTTAAACACTTTCTCTTCAGCATCTACAGGGCGTTCTTCAGTGGGAGTGGCATCTTCATCAGATGTGTCCTCTGAAACGGTAGCTGTATCGTCTGTTTCATCCTTATCTAAATCTTTTTTATATTTATTTCTATAAGGTGTAGGCTCGAGAAGAGCCTCGGTTGTTTGATCCTGTTCTTGGATCTCTTGGTTGTTTTCTTCCATTTTATCTCCTTTGGGTGCTGTGGAAGAACAGGTCGCCCTTTTCTTTTTTAACTGGGGCTACGACTAAGCAGTCATAGGTGGCCTGTCCATTGTTGGTGATCCTAATCCGCCCTGAGGTGGAGTAGGACTTTCTGACATCGCTGATGCAGAAACTGGTTGGTTATTTTGAGTCATGTCTTGTATGAACTCTTTCATAGATCCCTCTACACTCTCTGAAGGATATCTATTACTAATAACCGAAACTGGTATTACTATTACAGGTTCTTTCGGACCTTTATCTTGTACTGCAGATATATCTACACCTTTTGATTGTAGTGCTCTTTTTACATCTGCTGTTAAATGCATATCTAATA